CCTTGGCGGCCAGTGCTGCCGGTGCGTTGCCGTCTGCCGGCACCCACTCGCCGCGGGCATAGTATGCGCCGCCGGTGCTGCATTTGATCATATCCAACATCTCGATTCGCCTCTCTTTTTCTGTTTCCCGCCCGCCGCAGTTTGCGGGCACTGCCCCGGCAGAACGGCCAGCGGCCCCCTGCCCCGTTACGATCACGGATCGTATCGTTTTTTTATTATAGCATGAAACCATGGAAAGAAAAAGCACTTTTTCCGAATGAACTGTGAACAGACCGCAAAGCCTCTCCATCCGCTCGACCGCAGCATGTGCATATCATCCCCTTTCCGGAATACAAGCATGAAAAAAGCACCCAAGAACCATCGTTCTCAGGTGCTTTTCTTCATGCCGCCGACGGGGGTCGAACCCGGTCCAGAACTTTTCCGGCGAAAACCCGGCATACATATCCAACGTACTTCCGTTAAATTCCGAAATCCGCTTCTCCGGGAAGGAAACCGCAAACACAGTGCGAGAAATAGAAACGTGTTACAAAATGTGTTATCTTTCAAGGTTTTCCGGATCAAGAACCCTGCTGAGAACGTTGTCCAGGTCTGCGGCAGTCTGCACATCCTCGCCATGAATAAGATGCGCGTAGATCCCGAACGTGTCCATCTGGCGGGAGTGGCCAACCAAGGGCTTGACTTGTCCCTCTGGCAGCGTTTTTGCCAGTGATACGAACGTATGTCGGAGATTATACGGCGGAACATAGTGCAGGCCGTTGGCCTCGCAGTAGCGCCGCCAATATTTTCTATAGGTGTCCTCACAGGAGATGTCAAACACGCTTTCCTGCCCGCCTGTCAGCTTTTTCTGTGCCTGCAGAATAGCGGCCGCACTATCGGTGAGTGCAAAGGCACGCACAGCGTTGTCGTTCTTACCGTGGGTTTCCTCGCCACGGGTGTTTATAGCTCGCCGGATCTTCACCCGGCCACCCTTAACGTCCTTCCAGCTCAGTCCGATCAGCTCGCCCGGACGAAGGCCAGTCACAACGCTAAACCTGTACGCATTGACATAAGGATCCTCGATCAGTTTGCCGTCTAGGATCGTAGTGTCCACCTCAAAAAGTGTACGCAGATCCTCCGGCTGCAATATTTCTTTTTCCTTGGAGCGTGCACCCTTTGGCACATGCAGTTCTTCCGGCCGCAGAGTGGACATTTTGCTCAGGCGCAGCCATTTGCAGAACATGGTCAAATCCGTGCACATGTTGGAAAGGTATTTTTTGCTCAGTCCTCCTGCAAATCCTTTGTTGATGATGGCTTGCAGCTGTTGTTCCGTCAGGTCTCCCACACGCCTCCGGCCAATGACTGGACGCACCCAGACGTTCCACCGGCTCTGGATCGGTTCCCAGTTGGAGCGGCTGGTGGTCAGTTTCAGCTCGCCGATCCACTGCGGATAGGCTGCTTCTACCAGCATCCGAGTATTGCTGATGCCGTCATCCAGCCATGCGTCCGCCTTTGCATTGGCTTCACGCTGGCCGGTGCGGCCGGGCTTTGAGCTGGTAAAGGATCTGCGCACACCATTCTTTTGGACGTTGATCTGCCAGCGCTGCTGATTCGGCAGCCAGGCTGCCGTGTTGGTTCGTTTTCCCATAAAATGCACCTCCACAGATACACTTTGACAAGCCTGCCCGGAGGTGGTACAATACAACTGCTGGGTTGGATTGTTCCTCGTGAGCAAGCCACTCTTTGACGCCCTCGGTGTTGGTAGCACCGGGGGCGTTTTTGTTTATTCAATAATCAGGATGCCTTCCGGCCTTCGCTCTTGCCGGAAGAGATATAGTGCTCATAGTATTTCTGGTTATCTTCGCCAAAAGCGGCAACCAGATCAGGATTGTTTGCTTTATAGGCGACAAGGTTAAATGCACTGCTGCCCTGACGGCCTTCCTTCATGCCGCTGTTTACGAAATGCTCCAGATACTTCCACTGGTTATCCCCGAACAGGGCAGCCAGATCGGCGTTGTGCTCTTTGTAATACTGATAATCGTAAACAGGGGCGTATTTGCTGGTCAGCACATAGTAAGGCTGATTCGTCGGGTCGCTTCTGAAGTGACCAGAATACAGGGCTTTTTGATTGACAGTCTCTTTACTTCCATCCATATAGATGATATCCGCCTTGGTCACGGCAATCTCGTCGATCGTGCTGTTGTACCAAAGGCAATCCCATTCCACTGCTGCATTGTAAATTGCATTCTGGAGTTCGTCATCTGTCAGATAAGTAGTAGAATCCAGCTGACCCCGCGTCTTGGAATGGTCGATCACAGACAGAACAGAGGACGGAGTGTAGGAATCAGCATAATAGGCATTACCGTCCTTGTCCAAAAAGATTCTATGCCCGTTGCGCTCTTCTGCGCCAAAGTAATAATCCGTTGCAAGCTGCTGCTGTGCCTGGAACGGCCCAAAATCCCCCATGGACGCGGGAGAAGTCACAGTGTTTGCGACCGTTCGGTCGAATCTTGTCGGAGCAATCGGCCCTACTACCTGTGCCGTCACCGTCGAGCGGCCGCTGATTGTACAGGAAGTTCTATCACCGACCGCATTAAGCGGAACCAGCGTGAACGTAACGTATTTAATGGTTTTGTTTGAATTATTCCGGAAGCAAACCGTGGGGCTGACGCCGTCAAAAGCATCGACCGTAAAATAGACGTCGGTGAGCTCGACCGCAGGCTTTGCCGCAAAGGCACCGCATGCGAGAATCGTCATCAGCGCCAGTGTAAAAACAACGCCTAAAAGCCTTTTTGCTGACTTTTTCATGATTCTCTCCTTTTTTCTGTTGAAAAAATCCCAGTTTTCTGCGATTTTTTCGTTTGTTTTCAGTTGTCAAAAGTTGTTGCAATTAACGCCAAACGGTTGTATAATATTCTTGAACATAAAACCGAATCGGAGGATTGCCACATGACACGACAAGATTACATCAATGCCATTTTGAAACTGCTGGAAAAAGCCGATTTCCGCCAGCTGCGGCTTGTGTGGGTGTACGCAAGCCACCTGATCGGATGAGCCACCAGCCACCACGCGAGGGGAGCCTTTACGGGCTTTCCTCTTTTTTTTGCGTCAATTTTTCGGCCATGCGTTCCAGCAGCTCCCAGTCCGCCGGGCTCAGGCCTGCCAGCATTTCGACAAAACGCTTTTTAAAGGTGTCGCTGTCATCCTTGGTCAGGTCAGCCAGGAAGGCCGCCACCTGCTCGGACTGGGTGTCCTGCACGAACATTTCGCCCTCGCCGGTGCGCAGCCACGCTTCCCGGACACCGAACTTATCGCAGATGTCTTTAATAGTACGGTCGCTGGGTTCAACAACATTAACCTCGTAGCTGCCAACGGTGTTCCGTTTAAGGTTCAGCCGGTCAGCAAACTCTTGTTGAGTCAGCTTTTCATTTTTTCTAACTTCTTTAATTCGTTCGCCTATCGTCATTTTGTTCACCTCCTTCGCCATCATTATAGCAGGTACAAATCAGCACGTCAAGATGTTTTGTTGGAAAAATCAACAAACTCGCTCTTGACAAATGTTGTTCAATGACTTATACTTGTTGTGCAGTCAACAAGACTGTGGCACATTCTCAACGAAAGGAGGTGAAGAAGATGAAGAACAACCTATTCAAAATCCCACGGGAAGCAAAAGCCGCCAGAGTGATTCAGGTCATTGAGACCGTCACTCTGGCGGGAGATGGCACGGATGCGAATCCGGTTTATGAAGTTCATCAGTACTGGACTCTGGACGGTGAACTGCTGGCAAAGAATGACCCGTTCAGTCAGGATGACGTTCATCCTGTTTCTTCTCATCAATAACGAGGATTTCCCGGTACAGTTCTTCACGCTCGTGTCGGGCAATGTACCAGTCTTTCAGAAGCAACTCCAGAAGTTTGATGAGTTTTTGAGCCTCTCCGGGGTCGATATCAACGATCAGATTCACATCCTTTTCCATGTGTGCTCCGATGTTTCCCAAGCGCCTCACGCCGTTGAGTACCCGATACTGGTCGGCAGGAATTTTATCTTTGATCAGATCGATTTCTCCGGCAAGATTTCCGGACTTCACGCCCCAGAAATCCCGAACCATTCCTTGCAGGCAGCGACGCGATAATGTGGCAGATGCTTTTGGACTTGCATCCAGAATTGAGCAGGCTTCCATGTAATCTCTTCTGATTGCTTCCGGAATATAGTCTGGCAATGTTATCCCGGTATACGGTGGATAGTTGAACGAAAAAAGTCCCTTGCTGCTGGCAAGCTGTACGGAATATTCATGACAGGATGGACAGTAATGGTAAACCGCTACAATATCAGAGAGTATCGAATTGTATCCATATGGCCCATCGAAATCCTTTTGATCGAAATTATAGCTTATCCTACGTTCTTTCGTATTGTCGGACGCTTCATAGAACGCAACTCCACAATACGGACATTTGTATTTTTCAGACAACTTATAAACATCTCCCTTCCGTCTCAGTATACCGCAGAAGGGAGCACACCACAACCCACCCGATGATGGCCGCATGGCAGCGGCCGAAACCATTCCGGTGACGCCGCCGGGATGGTCGTGGGAGCCACCCACAGAAAGGAGTGCTTATTATGGCACGCAAGAGCAATTCCATGAACCCCGCCATGTATGGTCTGACGCAGCAGGACGTGGAGCGTGTGATCCGCATCCACACCATGTGCAAGGACATGGACGAGGACGCATTCGAGCAGATGGAGACCGCTGCGGCGTCCATCAATCTGGTGGCCAGCCTGAAGAAGCTGGACAACCGCCCCGTGGCATGAAAGGAGAGAACCCATGGCAAAGAAACAGTTTCTGAAACTCCGGCGGCTGGCCGAAGATCAGGACATCACCACGGATGAGCTGGCCGCAAAGGCGGGCATCGTGCCCCGCACGCTGCGCAAGCGCTTTGCCGCGCCGGAGAGCTGCGGCACATGGAACTGGGAAGAGATCGACGGCATCTGCCGCGCGCTTCACATCCCGCAGGAGCAGATCGGAGAGTATTTCTTCCCGACAGTCGAGAAAGGAGCATGAACATGAAGGCAAAACTTTACATCGACAGTGAGGACTCGACCATCAAGGTCGAAGGTGGTCCCAGCGACGTGCTGCATCTTCTGGTGTGCGCAATCGCCCAGATTCTGAAGAGCTATTTCCCGGACGATTTTGAGCGGCAGATGGGCTGGGTGTCTGGACTGCTCTACAACACGATCCGCGAGCTGAAAGAGGAGGACGACGATGAAGATTAAATCCACTGTTTTGCAGGTGCTGGCAGCCGCCAGTCTGGTCGCAGGCCTGCTGTACGCCATGGGCATTGAGGGCGGGGCCCAGCTGGGCGGCACGATCACCGACGGCGAGTTCACCACCGCCATGGTGCTCATTCTGGCAGCCCTTGCCCTGATGCGCATCAGCTTTGCCGTGCAGGACGCCGAGGAGAAAGCCGGCAAGAAGGTCCACAAGGAGCCCCAGAACACCGTCAAGGGCAAGCGGAAGGTGGGGTAACCCCCATGCCTGACCTTGTCAACAATGCCTTTTGGTATACGGTCTGGGACGCCAAGACCGGCGACCTGCTGGCCAGCGGCACGGCTGCCATGTGTGCCGGGCGGCTGGGCTACGCCAGCGCAAATTCTTTTGCCGCTTCCGTCTGCCACTGGTTCAAGGACGGCAGGCAGCACGTCAAGTACATTTGCCAGCGGGAGCTCATCCCGCGCAGCGAGGTGGACAGCCTGCCACGCAAAACAAAAAGGCCCGCCCGTGTTCGCAGCACGGACGAGCCCAAGGGTGATGGATTTTCTACTCCCCATCACCCCGAAGAATAACACACTTTGGAGGTTTTTACAAGCATGAAAGGTATTCTGATCGAACCGGGCCGCGCCCCGGAACCGGCAAATCTGCCGGACACCCTCTCCGCTATGGAGGCCCGGCTTGGCGGCACGGTGGAGCATTACATCTTCCCGCG